GACAAGCGAAGTGCCGGGCACTGGCATCTGCGGCCCCGGCGACTCGGATATGGCGCCGCCACGCCCCAGCCACCGACCGGTGATCCATGATCCAATCGAATTAAGCAGGCTCATGTGCTGATCGGTGCGTTAATGTAGTCATCGATATTCCCGTCTTGTTCCGCGCCCGAAATGGCTCGGGCAACACCCATAAGCGAGGCAAGAATGCCATCGATTTTTTGATGAGCTTTTTCCTTGCGAGGATAAATATTGTCCTTCGCGTCCAGCTTGGCGACCACGTTTGCGGCCATCCAGGTGAGAACCGGATTACCGTCGTGGTGCACGCGGCCGGCTTTCACTGCGGCCTCGAATTCCTTCATCGGGAGCGACAAGTTCTTCACCGTTTGCCCCAATTCGACTGCGAGGACTCCATTTTTGGTAAGCCTCTGTTCCAGCTGCGCCGCGCGGTATGGGTCGAACACCACTTCGTCGGGCCCGTACTCAGCTACCAGAGCCAGCGTATCCTCCTCGATCAGATCGAAGTCGATCTCCGCGCCGTCATGCTGCAGCAGGAATCCTTCGATCACCCACTTTCGATAGGTGTCTTGGTTTTTCGTGTCACCTTCGATCGCGGCCTCTGGCAGGTAATAGCTGCCAAAAAGGTAGAAATGCTGCTTGCCGTCGATGATCCGAACGAACATCAACATAATCACGCACACATCCGACCGACTGGCCAGATCGAGCGTCAAGTAGCAGCGCTCGCCCTTAAATTGCTCCGGCCGCAGCTTGCGGTCAGCGCACTTGCCCCACTCCAGCAGATTGAGCCACGCCGACTTGGCCGCGCACCAGATGTTCAGGTGTTTGGTCTTGAAACGGGTCTGCTTAGACGCGCTTTGCGCCGCCTGGCGCTGCTGGCTTAGGAGATAATCCTCGCCAACAGAGACGCCATAATTCGGGTTCGCCTTCCGCAGCGCCGCCGGCGCGTCCCACTTATCGTCCTCGTCTATCGAATAGATGATCGCGAACAGTTCTTCGTCATCAAGCACGCCTTCAAGCATGCGTTTCGCGTCACTCTCCTGGTCGAAACAGGGGCCCGCGATGTTGAAACCGGAGGTCGTGATCTCCAGCAGGAGCGGTTGGTCGCGAGCACCCATACCGGTTTCCATGGTATCGACCAGGTCGCTGGTGTCGTGCTCATGGAATTCGTCCACGATCGCGCACGAAGGCGACGAGCCATCACCAGGTTTGCCAATGACCGGCTCGAATCGGGAGCCATCCTCGGGCGTCACGAGTGCCTTGGCCCACACCTCCGCGCCAATGCATTCGCGCAGCTCCGGTGTGCGCTCGAGCATCTGCCGCGCCGGACGGAACACCTCCCAAGCCTGCCGTTCGGTCGTCGCGCCGGAGTACACCTCAGCGCCGAACTCGCCATCGGCAGCGAACATGTAGAGGCCGATGCCGGCCGCGATGATCGACTTGCCGTTCTTCCTGGGTACGGCGATGTAGGCCTTGCGGTAGCGGCGGCGCCCATTCTTCCGGTGCTTCCAACCGAAAATCACGCAGAAGATGAACGCCTGCCACGGCCGCAGGACAATTAGCTCCTTTTTTTGAGCCCATTTTCCCTTGGTATGGGGCAGTAATTCGATGAATTCGCACACCGACTGGGCGTCAGCGACGTCGAATTTGTACTTGGCGCGAGCCTTCTTGCTCTTCTCAAGGTCGGTTAAATGCCGCTGGCACGCCAGTTTTACCCATTTACACGCATCGATTTTCCCCGCCACCACCTCGCGGGCGTAGCGATTCGCAGCTGTAACGTGGGGATTTGCCATGTATCACGCAGCGCCTCGCTTCTTTACAAGCTTTTTGAATGAGTTTGCCGCTTCCTTTTTCGGTGCCTTCACCTTCGACCGGTCCGATGGCGTCATGCCGAAACGTCCGAGCAATGAATCGAGCCGGGCCAGCTTAGCTGCCGGAAATTCTAGGTTCACCCGGAAATCCGCCAGCAGCACCGCGGCGATTTCCAGCGCAATGCGGTCCGCACTGCCAAGGACGCCGGCGTGACACGTCCGTGCAAAATCCCGCCAGGCAGCGCACTGATCTTCGGTGAAACACTCCGGCGGATCGCCGATTTCACCTTGAGATTCGGGCTCATCCGGGCGCGCACGGTTCGGATTTTTCTTGAAGGCGCCGCGCGCATCAAGCACGTTCGAGGGGGTGCGAGGTCTGCCCATGGTCGAAAATCCAAAACACGAATTTTGTGGAAATAAAAGTTTGATTACCCAATCGGTCCTACGCGGATACGACCCAGACTTTTGACCCGCCCCCACCCCTTTCCGTCTGCGTCTTCGCGGCGTGACAGGTTGGGCAGGCCGACTGCAGGTTCGATTGGTCCTCGATCTGGTCTTCCGTCCATCCCAGCGCGCGCGCATGCTCCTTGTTGACCTTGTGGTCGACCTCGCGGGCGACGAAGGTGCAGCCTGGACCCTTGATCTGGCACAGCCCACAGTCCCGTGATAGCACGCGGGCGCGGCGCTTGCGCCAGTCGGCGCCATACCCACGCTCGCTGCTGCTCTTGTCGCCGTGCGAGCGGTTCCATCCAACGGCCTGCTGGGCGTGCTTTGCGCAGTAGCCTGGCTCATCGACCAGGGCGCCGCACGCCACCTTGCGGCAGACAGTCTTAGGCCGTGCGGCCATCGCTTGCCACGACACTGAGCTGCGCCATCGTCACGCCACCATCCAGGATGAGCACTGGTACAACACGCCCCAGCGATGCGCAGACATACTCGGTCACGCGTGCGTGCTGCTCGACACTAAGCGGACTCGGAGTGGTCAGCACCAGGGCGTCGCCGGCGGCCAGTTCCAGCTTCGCCACTTGGGTGGTCAGGACTGCGGCGTGCTTGTGCTCGCGCGCCAGGGCAGCGATCTCGGACCATTGGTCGCGCAGCGTGGTGGTGCTGGCCATCGCCGCATCAAGGTTGGACGTGTCGATGTCGAGCTTCATCTCAATGCGTTCCGGCTCACGTGGTGCCGGTAGAGGTGGTGCTGGTCGATGCTGGGCGGGGGTAAGCAGCGGTCCCGGCGGTGCAAACAGCGCTGCGAGCATGCTCTTGATCCAGTTCATCTTGCTCTCCATTGTGATTGAGTGGCACCTGCGCCGCCGTGGCGCTGGCAGACATGCCGGTCAGGCCGTAACCCTTGGCGCGCAGGATCTCGCGGGCCCGCGCGGCGTCGCTAAGCTGGACCACCAGCTGCTCCAGCACCTTGTCGTCGGCCGCGTACACCGCGCGCACGATCAGGTCGCGGTAGTGGTGGGGGTGCATAGGTACGGCCAGGTGCTGGTGAGTGCGCGCGGCGCGGCGGGGATTGGTGCGGGCTTGTCGGCGCTGAATAAGATCAGCATCAACGCGAGTAGCGACATGCGGCACCTCGAATAAAAGAGCCACCAGCGCTGTGACGCGTCGGGCGGCGAAGGCCTGACAAGTCAGGCGAGGAGACTCTGGAATGCGCCAATGCAAAAAGCCACCGCTTGGGTGGCTTCTTATTTCATTCCGTAGAAATCGGAAAGTAACACAATATAACCCGAACCCTAAAGGCGGTCAAGCAACTATTTTCGGTTGATCTCGCTGCTGCGCCAGGCGGTCCTGCGCAGCGATATCGATGTCTTGCAACGCCTCCATCACCGCGACATGGAGCGCGTGCAGGCGGTTGTACACCGTGACCTCACTGCAGCGCAATTCCTGAGCGATGCGCTTCACCGTGAAGTTGCCGGCCAAGTAGAACCAGTAGGCGACATCGTACTGGGCTTGGTTCGTCTTCCTGATGGCGATGATGATGCCTTCAATTTCCAGCGCGGCGGCGGCCTCGGTAACGCGGCCGGAACCGCCCTGGGTGTGTATCTGCACCAGGTTGCAGTAACTCGATTGCGACGGGTAGCCGATTCCACCATCAGTGCGCCGCTTGCACCAGGTGGCCCATTCGATCATCCGCTTGTTGATGTATTCGATCATGTCGTTCCTTTTCGTTTTGGAGATGGTGTTGTGGGCACTTTCCGCGCCTCGCCTTGTCTATAACGGATGACTTACTATCACGTGCAGGGCCTTTTATTTACGGCATCGGTTTTGAGTCGTCCGCCGTTTTCCCTGCACGGAAACCGATTTGCTCCCCGATAGATTTTTGGGCCGCTGCCGCAAGGTCGAGATTCACTTCGAGGTAGTTCAGCGTGGTCTGCAAGTGCTTGTGGCGCATGACGCGCTGGATGGTCTGGACCGGTACCCCGCTCTCCGACAGCAGGGTGGCGAACGTCCCGCGCAGGCGGTGCGGCGTGATCCCGCTGATGCCACACGTTTCGTTGGCGCGCTGCATCGCCCACCGGGCGAAGCCAGAAACAAAAGGACGGCCATCGGGACGAACTGCGATCAACCCCTCGGCCTGGCGGAGTGGCTCAAGGTAGTCGATCAGCCAGCCCGGCACTGGCAGCGCATCCGCCTCCTTGCCCTTGGTCCGGCCGGGCGTGTATAGCTGGCGTGACCAGTCGAGCCATTCCCAGCGGGCGGAGATCGCCTCGCTCTCGCGCAAGCCCAGCCCGAACATGAGGCGCACAGCCGCGCCAGCCCGCGGCGTGCGTGACGAGAGCTTATCCACCTCTTCCAGCCATTGCTTGGCGACCGCGACCGGTAGCAGCGCGCGCGGCACCTTCTGCACCTTGATGAGCGCGACGTTCCACGGCAAGGCCGGGATGATCTCGCGCCGGACCGCCCACCGCATCAACAGCTTCAGGATCCGCAACCACTGGTTCGCGCTGGCCGGCCTGTGGCTCTGCAGGTGCTGGTTGCGACCGCTCTCCACGTCGGCGGTCGTGATCGCGTCAATCCGCTTGTCGCCCAGGTCGTACAGGTGCAGCCTGGCGAATCCATCGACCGTGCGAATATGGTGCGCGCTATAGATCGGCCGGTGCACCTCCAGCCACATCTTGATGATCTCGCGTAGCGTTACCATTGGCTGGCCACCATTGTCGCGTGCCACCGCGGCGTCGTAGGCGCGCCGGGCCACGGCCTCAGCCCGGGTCTTCGACGCCTCGCGTGTCGTACGCTGCACACGCTTGCCATTCACCTGGAAGCGGTAGTGCCATGCCTTGCAGCCCTTCGGTTTAAAAACGTCAACGCTCATCGGAATTTCCTCATCTTTGGTCAACCATCGAACTTGGACCGGCTCT